AGCGACCATCGCCTTTCCATCTGGCGATAGATCCTCGACGTCGATTTCAGACTCATCAATATTGATGGTTTTGGGTAGCTCGATTGGTTGCATTACCAGGGCACTCCTATTCCGGTTGTTGGTGTTTTTGATTCTGTTATTTGATCGGCGATTCGCTTTTCGTATGCGGCCACCTGATCCTCGCCCAGATCCGCTTTCGCCCACGCTATGGCGTCGGCTTCGGTAAGGTCGGCATAATCCTTGAAGGACGAGAGATCCGAGGTATCTAAACGAACCGATCCGAAAGCTCGACCAGTGTGCGTTGCCTGATCATCTCCCGAACCCACAATTTCGGAATCGATTGCTTGCCAATGCACTGTGGTAACGACGTCGGTTTTCCCATTAAGAGAAATCTGCCGGTCTAAGTTTACGATGCTCCATGTTGCTGCCATTTTCTATTCTCCTTTGAGTGCGGCGACTTCGGATTTAAGTGCCTCGATTTGTGTTTGTTGTTCCTTCATCCCTTCAATCAAAATCGGAATGAGCTTGGTATATTTAACGGTAAGGTAATTCTCGCCGGTTACGGACTCGCCCTTGTCATTGTCAAAAGGCGCGTGAGAAACAGCATCAGGCAAAATCTTTTGTACCTCTTGCGCGATGACTCCTACTTCGTGTTTTCCCGCGTGGGGTACAGCTATCCCTACCGAATCAGGGGTAGTTTCTTTCCAATCGAATTCAACTCCCCTAATGCTTTTGATTTTCTCAATAGGGTCTGAAATCAAGGTGATATTCGATTTGAGTCGTTCGTCCGAGGTGTTTTCTGAAAGCTCCCCCGCGCACGATAAGTCGCCAGTGTCGTAAATTGTGAAACGATCATAGGAAATCGTTCCTCCTGACATATATCGATATGTTAGGTAATCCGTCGTCCCGCTAAAAACTGCCAACGTACCAAAGCCGACGTTTGATGGTCCTGTCCAGTTTTGTGCGTAGAAATCACCGCCCGATCCCTGCATACTCAACGCAGCGTCCAAGATGTGATTGCCCACCTCTCCAGTCTCCAAGCGTATACCCTTGTTGTGCGTGTAACTTGGGGATGTCGTACCGACTAAAAGGTGACCGGCGACATAAGTATCACCATCTTCATCAACGTAAAACTTTTCAGTATTACTGCCTGTGGTATCTAAACTCAATAATTTTTGATTGGCGGCGGGCGACTCGTGATGAATCCTCACAACAGTGCCAGTCATGTTGGCATTACCCGCGTTAATTAAGGCGGCATTTAGATTACTGCCTGATGATGAGGGTGAAACCTCAACATAAAGTCCTCTGTCCTGCGCTCCAGTTCCGTATTGTCGAACGTCTAATCGGGCATAAGCGGGCGCAGCTCCTAAACCAAGAGCACCGCTCGAACCATCAAGCACCAAAGCATTGCCATCCGACCCCGATTTAGCGATGAAATTTATATTCGAGTTTTGGCTTGAGTTAACTGTGACCCCACCGGAAGGAGATACATTTAGGGCATTTATCCACGTTATCGCAGCGTCCGCAGTTCCAGCCGATGCAACGTAATGACCTATTTGTCCGCCACTATGTTGAGTAAGTGACGCCGCGACTGATGCTTCGTATTTCCACCCACTATCAATATACGCATTTTGTCCGACATATAGGTCGCTGCCCGTATGTGCAGCAACAAACCCTCTATCTCCGATTTGAATAGATTTATAACCAGAATCCCACGCCGTCGGTGTTGTTGCAAACCCAAAGTTACCCGTCCCGTCGATTTTGAAATAGTTGCCACCAGCCGCAGTTCCGAACGTCATTGTTCTACCAGTGCCATTATCGTATGTGATATACCCATCCCAGTTAGTCGTGCTGTCGCCCAAGTAAATGCTTGCGGTGCTACTTGTGCCGGTGAGAATACTGATTCCCGCCGCGGCACTCCCCTCGATGACCAATTCATCAGCACTTGCGTCCGCTGTCGCGCCACTATCGCCGGTTTTGACGTGGAGCTTCCCGAGCGGAACGGTCTCACCAATGCCGACGTTCTGACTCGTATCGATGGTGATGGCTAAGGTGCTGTTAGTACCGAGTAGCAAATTTGCGTTAGCTTTTTGCCATACATAACCGATATTATCCGTCCCGCTTGCGTAGCCCTGCCCAACGGTCAGCGGCCCCGAACTACTTGTTCCGTTGTAATATTCTGTCTGAGCAGCAAACGAATCGTTTCCAGGAGTGAGCTTCTGTTGGACCGATGCTGCTTTGCTGAAGGTCACTAGATCGGTCGCCCCGAGAGTCGTAAACGTCCCCGCCGCTGGTGTGGTTCCACCCACTACACCATCAAACGTCCCCGCGTTAATATCAGCCGTAGTTAAAACCGCCGACGCGATAGTCACCACACCGGTCGAGTCCGCTATCGATCCCGCCGAGGTTCCATCTTTCGCCTTGATGTTTGTGACCTCGAGGTTTGTGAGATCGAGGTTTGTGGTGTTCAGCGTTCCAATGGTGAGCGTGGCACTCGCCGAGATGTTCGAAAAGTCGGCTCTGGCGATTTCAAGGCCACCCGCGGTTGATCCGTCGTTAACGAATAGTGTTTTCTTTTCGGTGTCGACCACGACCTCGCCGTTCGCGCCGGTAAAAGCGGCGACCTGGCTGGTCGTCCCTCGCCTTAGTTGTAATTGAGTCGCCATTGTTTAGGTCTCCAGGTTGGGCCAATCTGAATCTTTCAGATTCGGCCAGTTAGAATGGGTAGTGATATCGCGAAGCGCCTGGCGATACGTTGCATAGTTTTGTTTTTGAGTATCGGTGAGCGCGACGTCCGCCAGTTGGGTCCAATCCGTACCCGCGAGTTCGGCGTTTCGACGCATTAGGTTCTGGACTCGGGCTTTTTCGTTTTTATCCTCGACTAGCTCGACCGGCGAACCATCTTCGATGCGGTATTCAGAGGGGCGATAGAATCCCTCGATATAGTGGTCGTTCCCCGCCAGGTTGAGTTTTAGAGTGTCCTCGTCACACTGAATCGCTTTGATAATGTTCCCGTTCTCGGGATTATAAATCGTATATTCGTTGTTCATCGTTTTAATACCGTGAGTTGTAACGATGGGGCCAAGAGCGTGAGGGTGTTCGCCAGATAAAAACTATTCACCTTGGCCTGGAGCTTGTAGGTGTAGGTATATCCAGCACTTGATGCGCTTGTGTCTTGTAGCACCATAGAGGGGCTTGATATGCCTTGCACAAAAGCGTTGCTTATTCCCTGCTTTAAGTATTCCGTTGTATCACCCGAGGTTTTTTGTCGGGTTATCTTGAGATCGAAATCGGCGTACCGTTCCGAGTGAACGGTTCCGCTCGTTGATTGTTGAACGAAGACAGTTGACTCAGCCATGACATCCGATAAAACACCAATCGTAACGCTTAGACTACAAACTGTTTGCCAGGAACCGGTTGTTGTAATGTCTACCGACGAGCTCTCGATATAGCTCGAATCCGTCACAGCCGAGCCAGCGATTTGAGTCGTCCCGACTCCTCCGGTGTTTATCACCAGGTTGCCGCCCGAATTGGTCAGGGTTACCCCGTCAATCGATAGGCGAGACGTCGATATCGTTCCGCTGGTGATCTTATCAGCCGATAAACTCGCTATTTTAGCGTTCGTAATTATGCCGTCCGATATCTGGGCGCTGTAGGTAATCAGGTCTGAGGTCGCGAGCTTTCCCGCCGTGATTTGATTAGCCGCAATATTTGAAGTTTGAATAAATTCAAATGTACCGATGGCCGCGACGACCGCCGAGGTTGTTATCGCTCCACTTTGGATTGCTCCGATTACGGCGGAGTCTGCGAACACGCTCGAGACATTAAGCTCGGATGCGGTGACGGCGTTTGCTGCGATCTCGTCAGCGGTGACCGAATTAGCGGCCAGTTCGTTCGCTGTAATTGTTCCGGTCGCAATTTCATTGGCCGTCAACGTGCCAGCAATGAGGTTTGATCCCGCGATGGTGGTGGCCGCTATCAGGGACCCCGTAATCGTCGCCGCCGCGATGTTACCAGCGACGATGGTCCCCGCTGCAATCTCGGTCGACGTCACGGCGTTCGTATTGATTTTCGCGGTCGTGACTGCATTGTCGGCGATGTAAGTTTCCGTTATCTCTCCGAGACTTGCGACCGCTCCCGCGCCGATTCCGCTTAGGGTGACATTACCCGATCCCGCTCCCGAGAGACTGCCGTCCGAATTGATTGTGATTTGACTGTTCTTTAAACCGTCGGCGGCATTTGCCACCGGTAGGGCTCCGGTGACCTGAGTTACCAGGTTAAGTTGATCGTCCAGGTCCGTCGCGCTGATCGCGGTTGTCCAGGCTGAACCGGTGTATCGATAGACTTTGTTGTCGGTCGTTAATAACACCACCCTGCCCTGGTACAAACCGGTCGAAGGTAATGACCCCACGACCTCCATCGGTCGGAGCGTTGTGCTAAACCGATCATAGTCGAGCGTTCCGGTAATGTCTGTTGTTGGGACCGCCGCCGTCCAGGCGCCACCCGTTAATCGGTAGAGCTTGCCGTCGGTGGTTAAAAACACGACGTTCGGTCCGGTGTACCCTGAGACGGTCGGCAGACTTGCGACCACCGACACGGGTTCGATCCCGCTGGCAAACGATGCGGCTGTAATCGATCCAGGGTCGACATTCGATGCGGTATACAAATCGGTCGTCCAGGCTGATCCGGTCCAGGCGTAAAGGGTGTTTGTGGTTGTCAGTAATTTAATCTGTCCGACGTGGTCACCGGTCACACCAGACAAGGTGCTGACGGGTTCAATACCAAACGCGTCGCCGGCTGCAAATTCTGCAATGACCGAGGCCGACAGATCATCCATATTTACATAGCCCGTCGTCGCATAGACTGAGCTCGTGAATCCCGAGGCGTTGTTGGATCGGTCCACCGAACGCAAAAAGTAATATCGGGTCGCGTTGTTGGGCAACGATGTTCGGGTGAAGTTGTCCGATTTGGTTTTAACGATACTCGTCGCCGCTCCGACGTTGTCGGTTTCGGATTCGAATATCTCGATATAGTCCAGGTCATCCGCCGACGGGAGTGTCCAATTTAATTCGATTTGCTGGAATCCACCGGTTGCAGTCACCGCGGTCGGAACCCCTGGGGCAGTCTGGTCGCCCTGGGTCGTGATCGTACCAGTGACCCAATCGGAATAAGTCCCCGCCCTGGTAACCGCTCGGACGCGAATGGTGTACTCCTCGAGGGGATCTAGTCCCGTTATGACATGGACACGGTCATAAACCAGGACCGAACTGAACTCGGTGGACGTGCCGCTGATCGGGTCGGTGACGTTCCCATAATCGAGCTCTAGGCTGGTCGCGGTGGCGACTGATCCGTAATCGATGGTCGAAGTGTACGCGTTAGCGACCGACCCATAGTCGAGCTCGTAAGTCGAAGTCTTTTTATATTGTAGGTCGTAGTTCGCGATGTACGTTACCGAGCTCGGCGCCGCCCAGGAACATTTGACGGCGGTTAACAACGTGCCGTCGTTCGCCAGCGTGGTCGTCTCCTCGAGCGTGAGAGCTCCGGTCGCGACCTGGGTCCCCGTGTTGTCGACCACGTCGCTGAAGTTCGGATTATTTGTGCCAGCGGTCGCAAACACCGTCGAGGTATCGTTGTCGGGTAATCGGTCTGAGACCGCTCCCGATCCTGTTCCCGCGCCATAGCGAGCCGCCCTCACCCAATAGTATCTTTGATCGCCAGCGCTGATGGCATCCGCCGCCGTGCTCGCGTCATGAATGAAACTAGTAAATCGTCCGGTCCCCAGGCGAACCGCGTTTGTCCAGGATGAATCGGGTGAGGCATAAACTTGAACTTCCTGGAACTGTTCGGATTCGGTCGGGTTGGTCCAATTCAATTCGATGTTTCGAATCCCCGCGGTCGCCGTCAATGAGGTCGGCGCTGGTATGCCAGGGAACCCCGCCGAGATGACTCCGGTAGCGGATACGGTTGAGTATCCACCGACCTCGAGATCGGCATAACTCCCAGAATCATCCTCGCGTAACGTGAGCTCGACGCCAGTGTTTCCACCCATGTCCGCAAACGCCCATCCGATCACCTGAAACACTTTATTCGACCAGGACAAATCTGAGATCGTGACCTGGACCCTATCGCCAGGTTTCACGTTCATCGCCGAGAGATTGCAAGGCATCACCACGGTTTTCTGTTGATCCGATTGCTGTAGGATCTTGTTCGCGATCCGCTGCGCACCGTAGCTGGTGTTTGTCATCGGCAAACGAATCGAGCGTTTTAAAACTTCGTTGTTATCCCGATTGAGCGCCGAGGTAATTGTGACCGGCGTAGTCTCCGACGGTGTATATACTTGGTCTTTATCTATGTAGGTCGAGACCATCGTATTAAATCGATTGGTCCGCTCGAAACTGGTATTCACCGAGATCGGTCCCGCGAGAC